CTCCATATAAATTAGCCAACTGTTTTTTAATTTCATCGTCCTTTGCTTCAGGGCAAGCCTGTATAAGCAAATAGGCAAATATAATCGCATGCGCAATACAGTTGTTACTTGTCGTCATTCCGTCTCCGGACATCTGCGACCAGTCCCACTGTACCACGTCTCCATTAGGTAGCAACAACTCGTGATTTACTACTGCCTCAGTAACACGCTCAGCTATCGGCTTAATCTGTTCCCACATCGATGGTCCCAGCGCCTCAGCTAAACACTCGTTCCTAAGTTCCATGACATCTTTCAAAATGGACAGAAGTCTGTCCCAACCAGAAATATCCCATTCAACATGAAAATCCGATATTAGTCCTTTAATGAACCGATCGAATCCTCCATGATGCATATCCAATCCATAACGGATCCATCCTGGATGGTAATTCTTCATATTCTTGTCTTGTGTTCCATATAGAAACTTCTCATCCAACAAAAGCTCCAGAGGTGCTATCAGAAAAGTTCTGATTTTCTTCTCTTTAAGCTCTGTTTTCTTAAGAAATTCGCGTTTACCCGAACATGTGTACGGTGAGTACTTACGATGTCCGGCTCTTGTTTCCATATGTGATTTCCAAAACAATGGATGGCGCAAGACCTCATCTTTCGTTTTGAACCCATAATATTTCCACCAAGCTCCCGGAACTGCTTCCGGTGTAATTTCAGGTGCGTATTGTAAACCGTCCACGAAGAACGGTCGTAACACTTCCTTAATTAATCGTTTTGCCCGACTGAAATCTTTTGGTTCATACGAAACTTTCGGCTTTGTAAACATACGATTGACTGATTTCCACACGTTTTCACGATCTGGATTCACTCCATCATATGCCAACTCTCGCTCCATAATGTCCATATCTCGAATATAGTCACGATAGTAGTGCGTTTTTGTATGTGAAGGGTTAGCTATATAAACTAACGATTGTGTGTGCTCGGTTGAATATCGATAATTCACATCCGAGTAATCCGAGCCCCATCTCTCCTTCCGAAGACGGGGGCCTGGAATCTCCTTGAGATTCCGGATGCTTACACGTTTCCCGAGATGAACTCGAGTAGGTTGGATGTAAAGCACAAAGCTTCATTCGCACCTGGTTGGTTTCTTCCTCTATTGTGCACAGCACAAACTGAATCACCCATGCAGATCGCAGATCCACAATGCCCAAATGTTGTCGAAACATAATGTTGCAAAATCCCTCCTTCAACGTATCCGTCCATGGTTGCGTTTTGTATATAAGGTCTATCGTTTTTCAAAACAACTGCCTCAAAAGTACACGCACCCTTTCCGACACCCGGAACTATCGCTTTCTTTGGTTTATAACCATATAGGTTAAGTTTCGACCAAGGAATATAAGCGAAATCGCCCTCAAAGAGCCACATTCCCGTTAAATCTATACATTTAACTGTTTTGTCTTTGCCTCGAAATTCTACTGGTAATTGAGAATCAAAAACACAGCCCGCGCCGTTTTCCTGAACATCCCATTTGGGAGTAAACACCACCAAGGATATTTTATCGCCCTTTCCTATTTTTACATAGGTGGCATTAAACATTCGATCCTCTTCATGGTATCTTCCTCCACGTTTGAATATTGGAATAACGCTTTTGCTGTGTCCTGCGATCTCTGTTGGGGTTAATTTTTGAAAACCCTCATTTCTGAGTTCGCCCTTCTCTGATTCGGATTTTTCAGACTTCTCCTTTTTCCGTTTATCATTATTCTTACTTCGTAGTTTTTCTTTGTTAAGAGCTATTTTAAGTTGCTCTACTTTTCCTTCGGGCACCGCATCAGTTGTATTAAGTACTAATTCCAACTCCTCTTTTAACTGGAGTATCATCGGGTACCATTTACCTTCAGCTTTCGCATCGCCTTTTTGAGCAACTCTTTCACGCGCTCTCGCAAGAATCTTTTCCATCTTGGCACGTTGAACATCTTTCTCTTTCTTTTGTTCTTCCGTCATTTTTTCACGTTTTTCAGCAATCTCCTCCTTATCTTTAGCTGGTTGTTCTTCCTTTTCTTTTTGTAACTTTTCGGATTCTCTCTCGAGATCCCTTTTAAGTTTAAACAAATAAGGAAATTGATTAGCATTTAGACTTGGATAAGTTTTCTTCAAATGTGCTGCTATTGTAGCTGTAAATCTCCATGGTGCATCTACATCTGTGGCGCCTTTAACGCCCGCAGCTGCTTGTTTTGGCACTAGGGGTTGTCCAGTTTTATAGTCAATCAGACGGGAGACAAACTCATGATAAAGAGCTCCATTTCCACTTTTCAAAACCTCTTGGCCCAATAACGCAATTGGGTCCTTACTGTCATATTGCAATCGTGAACCAAAATTCACAAAAGGTATAACTTCCGAATGAGATTTCATAATGTGTCGTGTCAATTCAAATCGACCCTTTTGACCCATTCTCTGTACGTGTGCACGTCCGCAAACGGCGCAGAGCCATGTCTGTTTATCCGGCTGATCATTTGGATTTAACAACCACTGTAGATTTGTAACGCCTGGGATTTCTTTTTGATCTTTGACAATAGTCATATAATCATAATCATTCCCTTGGGTTTTCGTCCCCTTACGCTTATC